TTTTGTGAGGAACGCCGTCTTCTCGTTACGAGCGACAATCCGACGACCCTTCGCGGTCTTGACCGAATAGTCGAAGCCGTGGAAAAGGGCTTCCATCGACACGAACCACCCCCCGCGAGCTATCTCTGCGGTAAGTCGGTCCATTCGAGCCTGACGCTCGGGGTCTTCCCAAATTTTGTAAAGGACAGCGGTCGTGACGATGTGATATGGGTTAGGCAACTCGGCAACAGGAGTCGTTTCTGGAATAGGCTTCAACTCAACATCAACCGCTTGGCTACCAGTTATGTGGCCAATTATATCAGCTTGATTATGTTCAAAATTGAATGGCTTGTCTTCGGGGCTGTGGCGAGCGGCCCACATCTCGGCAGAATCAAAGACGTCGTCGTTCTTGTTCCAGCCAGTGCTTACCATAAGGGTCTTGATATAATGAAGGTCAATCTGCCCTTTATTCTCGGCAGTTGCCAGAAGATAAGCTTTTGCTGTCTCCGAAACCTCGAAAGGTTCAGTGATGGTAGCGTCGGCAAGGAGCGCGACCGAAGCATTAGCCTGGATCAGGTCCTCAAGACCCGCCTCGCGTTCGGCGGAAAATACGGTAATCTTCATGGCGTGGTGTGCCTCCTTCGAGTTCTACACCGGATGAGCCGGGGTGCGGGGCAAATCAGATCACCGAGTAAGTAACATAAACAGAGGCTTCAATTTTCCTTCGCTCCTCGGCCGTAGGCACTGAACCCTTCGTTGCAAGGAAACGGGCGAGAGTTTGCTTGTGCAATTCTCGAACGGGTTCCGGAATCTTTATCAACTTAGTCAAGATTTCTTTTATCTTCTTTTTTGTGACTTCTTCGCCAACCGTGAACTGACAAAGAACAGCGAAGCGAAACTCTTCGAGCGCGGCGATTTCTTCAGAAGAAGCCTCACGCAGGTTCTTTTTGCCGATAGATTTGAGATAGGCCGGCTGAGTAATTTCACAGACCTGGCGGTGGGCAGAGTCAGCCCAGACGAAAGCTTCTGCGTATTCGGCCTGGGCCGGTTTCATTTCGCGCCGCTTGCGTGGTTGGGTGTCCATGGAGCCATCGGGGCGCCCTTGCCCAGGCTGACCCTTAGGGCGGTCGACTGGCGCGGACCCACCCTGCTCGATGGAATCAGCGGGCGTGGCGTCGATGCCGAAATCAGGTGGAGACATTGCGCCGTTTTGAGCGAAAATCTTTTTAACCGCCTCCTGGGTATCGGTGACAAATGGTCCAGGACGGAAGGGCATATTTCCGTCGCGACGCATGCGTGTCTCCCGTCGAATACGAACACGTTCAATCTCGGGAATGAGGCTGAATCGTTCTTGTACGGCCTCTTCAGAAATTAGACCTCTGTCAGCCATGTCGATTAGGAGTCTCTGCATAGAGGCTTCGTCAGTGAGAGTCTGCTGGTCAAAGACAACCTGAGCAGGCAGGCGGAAACCCATGGCCTGCTGAACGATCCGAATCTCATTGGTCCAAAATCGGGCGAGTATATCTCGTCCGTATTGCAATCGCTCGACCAATGTCTGCAAAGAAACAAAGTTATTGCCAAATCCCTGACTAGCCGGGAGACCAGTAAGTCCTGGTGGTATCCCCAGTCCAGCAAAAATATTATTGAGGATCGGACGGTATTTTTCCTCACCCAAGAACTTGCTGATGTCTGTCGATGTTTCAGAAAGTGTTAGCTCCGGACCCCATATGAGGTCGATGGATCCACCACCAACATTGTTCATCAACATGTCTGCCAGTCGAGCAATAGCTGCTTCGGTAGGCAAGATGCGGTGGTCAAGACTGCCTAACTTCCACAGTCGAATATGAGACACGGCACCATCAAGAGCTGCCAGATCAGCTAATTTCATCTTGCGCAGCATCATCAGATCTTCAAGGATTGCAAAAGTCATGGGGCGTGCCCACACTTGCCAGTCGTCCCGCTTGTAATAGAGTGCTATGGTCTTGTTTGGATCCAAAGGTATCAGCTTTCCCCCCTGGCGAGCGAGATCAAGAACTTCTCGCGGAACACGACTGTTGACCATCTGTTCCATGTCGATGGTAGGCTTCTTGAGGCGTTTTGCCACTATCTCGGAGATGCGAATACCATAGCGGAAATATTTTGCCCCAAGGAAGGGGGCTAGTTCCGCGCCATAAACGTCGACAGAAAGCGGGTTGTAGATCGTATACTCCCAAGGGATCTCCATCGGCTTGGCGGGTCGTGGGATATCGGGGTTCGTGTCGGCTGCGTGACCGCGCTGCAGAAGGGCCGCGTCATCATCAGACAAGCGGGCAGTACTCCTCTTGATGATGACATTTGCCGTCCGGAAGAGCATATTCAAGATGCGCTCAGTACGCTCTTTTCCGTTGATTTTGTTAAACCACTCCTTGAAAAATTTCTCGATCCTTGGATTTGGATGGACTAAATCGATTCCCTGGCAGGCGAATTCCGACATCATGTCGACCGTATTTCTAACAATTCCGATGCGGTCATAAGCCTGCATGCAGGCGCCAATGATATCGACGTCTCTGGTGGGAATCGCTTCTCCGGGTCGAAAGAAGTCGTAATCCCGACGATCGAACCCTTCGCGCACAGAGATGTTCGGGTTTGAGACGTTGCGGAACGTATTGCCGGCGGTAGCTCGCCCATTGTTGCGAACGATGACCTGGCCGTTCTGATACGACTGGTCTTTGTCTTCGGCAGTGACAAAGAGTGGCTTATTTTCGCTCATTGGGATTACATTCCGTTTGCGGTGGGATCTCCTTGTTCTACACCATCGCGCCCCACGACCGTACCGTAGGAACCTCGTGTGGACTTCAAGAACCACTCGGGCGCGATGTAGAGATCGCCGCTGCCGCCACGAACATTATTGGCAAATCCTCCAACCGCCTGATACTGTTTGATCGGCTCGGCCCTTTGAATAGTGCGGGAAGCAGAGTTGGCCATGAGAAGGGCAGAATAACGGTCCTTTCTTTGCTTGCCGGCCCTAGACCCCGGCAGTTTTGCGGAAGGGACATCCCACCGGTCACGCCCGCCAGTAGTGGCGGTGTGTACGATGGATGCCAATTCGTCCTTCAATTCCTCGATGTCAACCATGGCATCTTCGAGAGTGTCATACAGGGACACCTCTTCGTCGTCGCGGGTAACGATGCGCCCGGCCTCCTTGTCTTCTTCATAAGCCAGACCGAGCATAGCTGTGTCGAAGGCCGGGAATAGGAGTACTCGATCTTCTAGATCTTTCCTGAGGCCATGATTGGCATCTATAAGCCATCGGCCGTCTGCAAAGTTGACCATGTCAACAATATGTAGACCTGGCTTGCCGTCGGAGTCCTTGATTTTTTTAGGGTCGGGATCAACGATACGCCAAATCGGCTGTTCGCCTTCTTTGAGCTTTTCTGTGTCGTGAAGGGCTTCCTCAACGGTTACGCCGCCGCCCTGGGAGTCGATGCAAATTCTTTCGACGTTGGGGAAAGAGATCATAAGTTCGCGGAGTTTACGGGCGCAGAAGGCATAGAAGTTCTGTTCTTTGATCGTCCCACGCTTCAGGCGTTCTTTGTGCGCCTTTCTGTTGGTCGTCCAGCAGTAAACGATCCGCCGGTGAGTAGGATACAAGGCGAGGACGACGACAGAAAAGTGATCGCGTTCTGAAGCGGGGTCTACGGCCATGATGTGGGGTACATCTTCTCCTAGCAAGCTGGCAGTAAAGTGGATAGTCTCGCCATCTTGAATGATCGCATTCTGATGACGGGCGACGCACGACTCAATCAAACTACGCTTGAAGAACCCCTCCGAATCGGTCGCAAAAGCGGCCCCAAACTCAATCATGTAACTGCTTTTTGACAGGGTGGCCCTAGCCGAGCTAACTTGTTTTTCGTCCATGAATCCGCGCGGCAAAAGATCCACGGGGATGCGGATAATCGAGAAGTCTCGGTGGTCGAACCCTTCAGGTACGGGACCATCGAAAATCGCTTCCAATTTCCTTTTGTCGCCGCGGCTTTCGATGAAGGCCTTATAGATCTTCCAAGTTTTGTAGAAATGATTGAAAGCGTAGTTGGCTGTCCCAGATATGACGTTCTGATTTGAGCGCAAGATCTTAGCTTCAGCCTTCTCGTCGTCTTCCGACCAATAACCAAGTTTTTTCAAGAGTCGGACGCGGGCTTGGTGCCGAACACCCGACGCAGGATCGGCACTCACCGAGGCAAAGCCTCGGACGACATTCTGATAAATTTCAGGAGGAATCGAGTTGTGTTGAACGAATCCGTTGGCAACAAACCGATTTCCTTCTGGAAGATAGTAATCGTAAAGAACCTGAGTACCCGGAAGTTGTTCGACAGACGTGACAAATAACGCTTGTGGAACAGGACCACTTTTAACGACCAGAAGCCATCGGGAGTCGTCAATCTGCTGAATCGACGAATACTGGCCGGATCTAAGGAGAAGTATCTGTGTCTCTCGAGCCATAGTTTCTGACAGACCATCCTTAAAGTCTTCTCTGGATAGAAGGCACTCAAGATAGCTGGCGACGACAGAGAAGGGGGAAACCAAAATGGACGAGTGTGTTTGGCCACCTAGATCTGCCGTTTGACCTATCAGCCAGGCCAGACTCTCATCTCCATCTGTTTGACCTTCGGGAAAACGATAAGTGGACGGCATGGGCAGGGAGTCACCAGCAGTTAATTCGCGGCCAAGCTTCCAGCCACTCTGAGTAAGAACCTGGTGAATACCTGAGCAAACAAAAGAAAATCCATTCTCGGTGGTGACGCGATAGGCCGTAGTGGGCGGGGTGCGTATGAAGTGGCTGGGGAATTCGTAACCCCTTTCATCACCAGTGTTTAACGAAAGATCCTCGCGCTCCTCGGTCTCCTCTATACGGAATAGCCCCTTGTCGGTCTCGACCAAGGTGCCCGCGCCCAGACAAGCATATTCGTCACAGATGATGTAACTGGCACGCTGGCCTCTAATCTTTTCGCCGTTGCCCAGCGGCAATGCGATACCAGTGGATTCGCCAATAATCATTTCGCATCGATCGATATCTCGCCTTGGCCCCTGCTCGCGCCCCGCTCTCCCCTTGGCCGTACCACACAGGTCGCGAAGCAAGGCTCCGTCGGACCAAAACTTTTCCATGTACTCAAATATCACTTTGGACTGACGGAAAGCTGCCCCAATGACAGCTATCTTCGACCCCTGAGTGAATGTGAGCCGGAGAATTGAGTAGAGAGCTAGGAGAAATGACTTACCCAAACCGCGGCTTCCGATGAGCATGGGGAAGGGGCGATTCCACAACTCCCGCAGAATCACATGCTGGAACGGCATGATATCTACGTTTAGCAGTAGCTTGCAGGTAAACGGAAAATAATCGGGATTCCGCATCACTCTAAGCAGACTTTCGGGCGTGATTTCACCACGAATGGTCCTTAGAGGATGAGCGGCGTCGACAGGAAGAGTGATCAGGGCCTCTAGTTGTTCCACCGGCGTGGATGAGGTGACGTAGGCCAAGTCCTGCTCCGAGAGCAGCCATGCGTGGTCAATCAGCCGCTTGATTCGATCCTGGTCTTTGGTGGACATCGAGCACTCTCCGGAAAATCTGATGGGCGACATCTTGGCCATGCTTACCCGCGAGGATAACCTTGACCGGGTAATTGACCTGAATTTCCATGAGCCGCCTCATCAGGAATGGCCCTTTGACGCGAATATATGGTAGCTTACTGTGGGGAATGTTGCCACCATACGGGAAACGAAGTAAATCGTCCATAGTAAACTCTAGAACCAGGAAAGCGTGTGGGTAGTCCCGCATACGCTCCAGCTCCCGCTCGAATCGGGCCTGAGTGACGTTGCCGGCAAACTCCTCGACTGAACCCTTGCGCTCAATAGTCAAAAGCGTCTCAAGGCCACGTAGCGAGTAGTCTCCCGTCTTCAGGGTGCCTACCTCCATCCCGGCGCAGGCCTTACCAACGTGAAAATTCCACCCTTGTTGTTCGCGGGTGTCTTTGACGACAGTGAATTTTTCTTCAGTCGGCACGGCGATCAAACTCCTGGAGACCATAAGCTTGTTCCAGAAACTTCACGAGATGCCGCGCGGCGCGCAAGAATATCTCCGCCTCTCTAAGAGACAAGGTGTGGGAAAGCACTCGGGTCTCGCCGCGGTGAAGCTGTATGGAATAAACGGTTGATTCATTCTGCATCTTCTTCCCCCACTGTTTCGGCGTTGAGCACGGGCAAATCTTCAATCCCGTCGTCATACTTGTGAGCCGACCCCAACCTTCGTCCCTCTCTATTTGCGGCGACGCGCAAAAGCTCCATATGGCGCCCCGCAAACTCCTTCTGTCCTTCGTCCTGGAGGCGACGAATAACTCCGAGGAAGGTCTCTTTAGAGGACTCAATGCGGGACACACGTTGATCTCGAGTCGCCTTCAGGTCTTTAAGGAGAGCCTGGTGCTTTTCTTCGAGCTTTATGAACTCGTTCGACTTGGCGGCCTCGGCCGCCTTGCATGCGGTAATTTGAGTTTCGAGTTGGAGTAGGTAGTCTCGCTCGGAGTCGGACATATCCGATGGGTTGCTGAAACGCCCCTGGAAATTATCGCGCAGTTTGGACAGCCTTTCGATGTCGACGGCACAGGAGCGTTTGGCTGTCGAGTTGCGGTGCATCATGATTTCGAGCTTGATAACCAGGAAGATCTGCGTTTCTTCTGTCACGAGCACATCTTCACGGAATTGAGTCATGTATTGGGAATACTTCTCCTCGAAGTAGGCCAACTCGTCATTGGCCAGCTCTTCCCTGAGATGCTGCCACGCCATGGTGCGACGTAGCTTGTGCCTAACCTCTAGCAGCTCCGCCTCTTCACCTTCGGGAGGAGCAATAGCGACGCCAGCAACATTGTGCTCATCAAGATAGGCACGTACCTGCTTGGGTGACCTGTTCAAACTCTCAGCAATCTGGTCGGGCGTTAATTTACCAGACGAAGACCGAATAAAAGTCTTTTCTGTCGTCGACATTTGGCCCTTGCGATAACTCACGACAAAATCTCCCGAATTTTCGCAGCCACAGCATCACGCTTGACCTTGGGAACAGACTCGCCAGCAATCATTTTCAAATAAGACGAGCGTAGCTCGATAGGTAAACCCACATCCACTTTGGAGAGAATCTCCTCCCGAGACAGGTTTTCCGTGAGGTCCTCACAAACCGCGTCAAGATCGTCCCGATCACCTAAGTCAATGGGCTTCATGAGAGATTGCTTGGCCGCATTGCGGGATTTCCAAGCCAAGAACTTCTCGCAGAACTCGCCGTTGGTATGCTTGGTGCCGCTGGAGCACAACTCGCAGGGGGGATCGTTTCGGTGGAACCTGTCTCGCTTGAAGTTGATGAGCCTATTCTTGATGTGCGCATAGATGAAATTTGCGAGCGGACGCGAACGATCATATCTGCCTAATGCTTCGATCGCGAAAATCGCAGCCTCCTGGCGTATGTCGTCGGCATCGTAATAACCGAAGGCGAAGGACCGAGCAAGAATCTCGCAGGCCTTATTTACCGCTTCCAGAAATTGCTCTTCAGTCACTCCCGGTGGATATTGCATCGTCAATGGTGCTCTCTGAAATAATGTGAACGGCGACAGCAAAGGCCGGGTCAGGCACGCTGAGATCAGCCTGCACACTCTGGCTCACTTCGCCCGTTTCAACCGCGGTAAGACGCGTGGGGATCATGACATACCTCCTACTGGTTTTACACCAGAGGAATATGGGTGGGGGAAACACAGGTCCACCGGACAAGAAGGGGTGTTACTTTTGGGATTGATGGCTTGGTGTGTCGGAAGGCCCCCCCGGCGGCGGGCATGGGGCGCGTCGGTCGTGTTCAAGTATATAAACACCCCACCAACTACCTTGATTCTATTGTGTAAATTCTCTTGACTATTTCAAGGGAATATGCTTTACTTTCAACCGCTGAATGGTGCCACATTCAGCACGCCATGGGTGGTTCCCTATGGTGCGAAACTGGCACGATTGGAGAGCTTCGATGTCCATTATTTCAACTGTTTTCGGATGGTTCGCGTCTCTTATGAGCGTTGTTTTCGGTCGCAAAACGGCAAAACGTGTGCCCGGTCCGGGGATTCCAGCTCCCGGTCGGGTCTTCTATCCTCCCGTTGAGTGTACGGATGAGAAAAGCCCCTTATCGGCTCTTATGAGAGCTTGGAAGTCCGTTAACCTTAGGTCTCCCGACAAGATCGAGATGCCGGTCGATCGTCGGTCCGAGAATGAAGCGTTCTCGGACCTTCAAAGGCTCATAAAGCCTACGCTCGATCTGTGCGCCAAAACGGGCGCCATTGCGAAACAAGCTCGGTCAGGGTCACCAAATGAGGCAAGAGGCAAGGCCTCCGGCGTGACGGCTAAGCCTAACATTCAGCAGGAGATCGCCGATCACGCTAGGCGTGGGGACGATCAAGCCTCCCACCATGCGGCCGATTCCGTCATAGGGACGGTGTTTCTAAGCTTCATCGACGCCACCAAGCAGGACAAACCGTGTCCCTTTAAGGGAGTATCTAAGAACGGACGACCGGCGACGGATCGGACGGTTATAGCATACGTTTGTCGCATAGCTGCCATGATCTGGTCAGAACTGGTGAACGGGAGAGCGAGGGGGGTAAAGCGGGACGCCGACGGGGTGGCGATCGACCCAAAGCAAGAAAAACCCGTTACCCTCGAGGGTAATGAGGTGGTCAGTCGAGAGACTGATCCAGCCGTGCAGGCGGAAGAAACCGATCCCGATATGGTCGAGAGAATCGCAGAGATCGTCTACTATACGATCAACAATTATCCTGAGGATGTTATCGTCCTGTGGGCCATATCAATCAACAAGGTGGAGGGGCTGAAGCCTTGGGAAGGCATCCGCCCGATGAAGGCCTGCTATGGCCTTCGGAAGAAACTGCTGGCAGAGTTGGGCCAGGGGCTTGAACTCTTCAAGGGACCTGCGGTGGCAGAGGCCACCCAGCGAATGGCAGACAAGTACACACCTGCTACGGTGTGACAACAACCACCGGGGGGGAGCCGATCGGCTCCCCCCCACCACCACCACCACCACCACCACCTGTTTTTGGAGTCTAGCTATGGTTCGTGCAACGAAAACGATCGTTCGGTTTGTGAATGCTTTCCTCATCTCTGATGAGGCCGCGATGAAGGCCATCTGGTTACAAGCGGCCGAAAGGCCGAAACTGGCCGAAAGGCTCAGGAGGATAGAAGCTGATCTGGTCGACCAGATCGAGGCAGGCGCCGACATCTGGAGGTGAGGCGCCAACAAGAGGTGAACACGGGGGGGGAGCGAATCGCTCCCTCCCCTTTTTTTGTTGCCACCCAAGGGGGGGAGCCGATCGGCTCCCCCCCTTTTTTTGTCGCCAGACCGGCCGCGTCCCACCCACCTTGTCCTGGCCCTACCGGGCCGGTTGACATTGTGGGATAGCAAGCGAAAATCTGTCAGCAGACCGGCCGGTCCCCCCTCCCCGTCTCCTCTTTGTACCGGCCCTACCGGGCCGGTTGACATTGTGGAATAGCAAGCGAAAATATGAAAAACAGGCTCATCCTGCTGCACATATTAAGCTTCTCAAAAACTCCCGAAAAAATCGTGAAAAAGTGCCTGTTGCTGCTGCTCAAATTATGAGAGGTGCGAATGCAACGCTCGCACACTCACATATCAGGGCGGGGGGCGAAAGCCTCTCGCCCTTTTTTGTTTTTCTTCTACCGGCCGCGGTTGTCCCGGCCGCTCTGGGCCGGTTGAAATTTTGGAAAAGCAAGCGAAAAAGACGATCATGCCGCTGCACTTATCTAAACCCTCAAAAACCTCGAAAAAGTTATCTTTGCTGCTGCACTATTATGTTGGCGATCTTACTGGCGCCCGCGGCGCCCGCGTGTACCGGCCGCGCATAGCCGGTCGAAATTTTGGAAAAGCAAGCGAAAAAGACGATCATCCTGCTGCACTTATCTAACCTTCTCAAAACCTCGAAAAAAATCGTGAAAAAGTGCTTTCTGCCGCTGCTCAAATAGTGAGGAGTGTGAGTACAACGCTCACACACTCACACACACGGGCACATGAGTGCCCACGCATGGGGACACATTATGAGCATCGCATTTATTGCTATTGACCGGAAACTGAGCGTCCCAGAAGTTAGGGACGCGATTCTCTCACTCGAGCTACCCGAGGGAGAGATCACGACGATAAAGCTGCGTATCTATGGTGGCGGCCTCTGGGAGGTGGTCTGTGACGCGGGGGCGGAGTGCCCCATACCATTCAATGACAGGTGCAAGGAGACCTTCTGGCTCTGGGAAGGGAACTGTCCTGATGAGCCGACGAACGCGGCTGCATGGCTGATAAGGTCATAGTCCATAGTCCAGCGCGCCTTGCTGACTCTTGGGGCGGGGGGCCGAAAGGCCCCTCGCCCTTTTTTTGTTTTTCTTCTGCCGGCCGCGGCTGTACCGGCCGCGCATAGCCGGTCGAAATTTTGGAAAAGCAAGCGAAAAAGCAGGCCATCCTGCTGCACTTA